AAGATTACTGGAAAGGCTTCGATGAAACCTTTGGTGCTGTCGATGACAAGGGCAACAACCGCTTGAATGTCTATGATGCTTTCGGCTCTCTTGATGAGACTGATCTTTACAACAAAGTCAGGTACTTTGCTACAGGATTAGGCTGCAAGATTATTTGGATTGACCATCTAAGTATCTTAGTCAGTGACTTAGGCCAAGACAGCCAAGATGAGCGTAGAGCTATTGACAGCATTATGCACAACCTGAAGATGCTCACTCAAGAGCTTGGTGTGTACATAGGCTTGATTAGCCACCTTAAGAAAGCACCGCAAGGTAGATCGTTTGAAGAGGGCTACGTTCCTAGTTCAGATGACCTTCGCGGTTCAGGCTCTATTAAGCAGTTATCAAATAACGTCTATGCAATCTCCCGAAATCAGCAAGAGGAAAACGATACTCAACGCAACACGTCTTTGCTTACCGTACTTAAATGTCGGTATACAGGACGTACAGGCCCAGCAGATTACTTGCTGTTTGATGAGGCAACAGGACGTATGGTGCAAGGGTTAGCCCCCGATGCCCCAGTTATCCACGGTGCTTCTTCTTTTAACTAATCACTCCAACGAGAGGATATACCCCCATGCGTTATGTATTTGATATTGAAACTAATGGTCTATTAGATCAAGTAACTAAAATCCACTGCATTGTTGCAGCAAACCTAACCACACGTAAGCTTCAGAAGTTCTCTACTGCTTACGGCAACATCAATGAAGGACTTAAGTTACTGTCTGATGCTGATGAACTTATTGGTCACAATATCATGGGGTACGACCTCGCAGTTATTAAGAAGCTTTACCCTACTTGGCACACTACTGCTGTAATAACAGATACGTTAATACAGTGTCGTTTGGTGTGGGGAAACATGGGAGAGATTGACGCAGGAAAGAATCAAACCTTACCCCCTAAGCTTAAGGGTAGGCACTCATTGGAGGCTTGGGGCTATCGCCTCAACTGTTTCAAAGGTGAGTACGGAGCTACAGCAGATTGGGAAAACTACTCAAAGGAAATGCTTGAGTATTGCTGCCAAGACGTACTGGTGAATAACAAACTCTACGACAAAATTGTTGAAGAAAATTACAGCCAAGACGCTATGGACTTAGAGCATGAAATCCACCGTATCTGTTTAGAGCAAGAGCATTTTGGCTTTCCCTTTAACGAAGATAAGGCAGTGGCTTTGTACGCCAAACTCTCAGCACGTAGGGATGAGCTAAAGCAGATTATGGTTCACACCTTTGAACCTAATGTCATTGTAATGAAGACCAAAACTAAGACCCTTCCATTCAACCCTACCTCACGTCAGCAGATTGCCGACAGACTTCAAAGACGCGGTTGGAAGCCCAAAGCTTTCACTGAGTCAGGCCAAGTAATTGTTAATGAGACTACGTTAAAAGAGATTGAAAAGACTATCCCTGAAGCAGCCTTGCTTTTGGAATACCTGATGCTCGTCAAACGTGTAGGCCAGTTAGCAGAGGGTAAGAACGGTTGGCTCAAGCTTAGTAAGAATGGGCGTATCCATTACAACACTAACACTCTCGGTGCAATCACAGGACGTGCTACAGCCAGCAGACCTAATGTTCAGCAGGTGCCTAGTGACCGCGCAGAATACGGCAAGGAATGTCGGGAGTTATTCCACGCGCCTAAAGGTTGGGAGTTGATGGGTAGCGACCAATCGGGCATCGAATTGAGGTGCTTGGCTAGCTACATGGCGAAGTGGGACAAGGGAGAGTACGCCAGAATCATACTTGATGGTGATATTCACACAACCAACATGGAAGCCTTGGGCTTAACTGACAGGTCAATCGCAAAAACTTGGGCATACGGCTTTTTGTACGGGGCAGGTGTTGAAAAGCTAGGGGCCATAGTTGGCAAGGGGCGCAAAGAGGGTAGCCGCCTAAAGACTAAGTTCTTAGAAGCGTTACCTGCACTTAAAGAACTTCAAGATGACGTAAAGGAACAAGCTGAGTTAGGCAGTGTTAAGGGATTGGATGGTCGAAAGATTCCAGTTCGCCATGCACACGCCAGCTTAAATACTCTTTTGCAATCCTGCGCTGCCGTACTTGCTAAACGGTGGGTCGTTATCTTCCACCAGCTATGTAAGGAGAAAGGCTATACCCACGGTGTCGAGTTTCAGCAATGCGCTTGGGTGCATGACGAAATTCAAATCTTAGTTAAAGAAGGTACTGGTGACGTGTTCGGGGCATTAGCTCAGAAAGCTATGCGTCAGACAGGTGACTATTACAAATTCGGAGTACGACTTGATGCGGAATACAACATTGGAAGATCGTGGGCAGACACCCATTAACATTAACACCTCGTTTGAGGACGGAGAATGGTGGATAAGAAACAAAAGGACTGACGAGCGGAGGCGGTGCGTACCCTTAAACAAAAAGAACGCTAAACGTATGTTCGTTGACGGTAAGTACATTGCTCAATCCCACCCATTGTGGAAGTCAGGTAGGTACAAATCATTTAATGATGCGGCTTTTAGTTCCCTAAAGAACTACCCAAAGTCCACCGTAGGTTGCGTCTACGTTATCCAAAACCCAGCTTGGCCTGAGTGGGTCAAAGTGGGTAAAGCTGTGGATGCTCAAGACCGCCTTAACAGTTATCAAACGAGTGACCCTTTCAGGTCTTACATATTGCACCACCACATCGAAGTAACTAACAGACACAAGGTAGAACTTCAGGTTCACCAAGAGCTAGAGATAGCTTCTGCGTTACGACATAACGAGTGGTTCAAGATTACTGCACATAATGCAGCAACCATATTAAACAAAACAAAGGAATGACAGATGGACACAGGAAGAATGACCTTACTCTTAACTCTTGATGCTGACTGCTCATCTGTCAAATTCACTGGTGAGTGTGACGGTGAACCCACTATAGAACAGAACGGAATCGGAGCAGCAATCTACGCTGCTATCGTGGACATAATTAATGATGAGGACGTTTTAATGCACTACCTTGCTCTTGCTTCTGCTATGGCAGATGAAGAAGAAGAGGAAGAAAAGAAGCCAAAACAGTTCAAGCTAAAGCTAGTCCACTAATATCAGGAGAGTCCCAATGACCCGCAATACCTTACTCCTTGACGGAGATTTAATAGCGTACCGTATAGCCGCAGCACTCGAAACACCAGTGAATTGGGGTGACGGTCTGTGGACTCTCCACTGCTACGAAGACGAATGTAACAAAGCTTTCGTACACAAAGTTGAATCCATTAAAGCTGAGACAGGCTTAACAGAAGTGGTTGTGGCTATTAGCAGTCGCACCAACTACCGCAAAGATATTAACCCTCTATACAAGGCCAACCGTAAAGCAACCCGTAGGCCGTTATGCCTAGCACCCTTGCTTGATTTTGTTAAGGAAGACTATAACCACGTCATCTTGGACAACATAGAAGCAGACGATGTAATGGGAATCCTTGCTACTCAAGACCCTGATAGGTACTTAATCGTGTCGGACGATAAGGATATGTTAACCATTCCTGATGCTCGTATATGGAAAGACAGTGAGGTAGTTCATATCACTCCCGAAGAAGCTTACGAACACTTCATAACTCAAGCACTCAAAGGCGACCCTACCGATGGTTACTACGGTGTTAAAGGTGTGGGTGAAGTCACTGCACGTAGGCTGATTGATAAGCATAGAGGCACCCCTTGGAGTCTTTGGGAAGGTGTCTTAAAGGCTTACGGGGGTGACGAAGAGGAAGCCCTGCTTAATGCACGTATGGCCCGTATCTTAACGGAAGACTTGTGGGACGGTGATAAGCCAATCCTATGGCTACCGCCTATTAATGAAGAGGAAGTATCTAATGCCTAAGCCTGATCTGATTAACCAGCCTCCCCACTATACCCAAGCTGCTATAGAACCCATCGACTATATCCGCGCACATGATATGAGCTTTTGTGAAGGGAACGTCATTAAGTATCTGACCCGACACAACCACAAAGCGACACCCATGCAAGACCTGCTGAAGTGCCGCTATTACATAAACAAATTAATTGAAGATTTAGAAAAGGAATACCGTCAAGTATGAACACTTATTTTCCCACAGATTACCAAGCATTTATTCACACTAGCCGTTATGCCAAATGGCTTAACAAAGAAAATCGTAGGGAAAATTGGGGTGAAACAGTAGACCGTTATGTAACTAATCTAGTGTTTCCCAAGATCAAAGATGACGAGACAGTCATGGCAATTCGTGAGGCAATTACTAACCTAGACGTGATGCCTAGCATGAGAGCCATGATGAGTTCTGGTGAAGCTTTTGACCGCGATAACGTGGCTGGCTACAACTGTTCATACCTGCCAGTAGATGATGTACGAAGCTTCGATGAGGCTATGTTTATTCTACTGTGTGGTACGGGTGTAGGCTTCAGTGTAGAGCGTCAGTACGTCAACGAGTTACCCATTGTACCAATGAACCTCATCAACTTAGACGAGACAATCGTGGTGCCAGACAGCAAGGAAGGTTGGGCGTATTCGCTACGTACACTAATCACCTCTTTGTATAGCGGTGTTATACCTTTGTGGGACGTAAGCCTCGTAAGACCTGCTGGTGCAAAGCTTAAGACTTTTGGTGGTCGTGCTAGTGGCCCTGCACCTTTAGTAGACCTGTTTAACTTTGTAGTTGCTAAGTTCAAAGAGGCTCAAGGTGAGAAGCTAACCAGCCTCCAAGCTCACGATATTATGTGTAAAATTGGTGAGGTTGTTGTAGTCGGTGGTGTACGCAGATCAGCAATGATTAGCTTATCGAACCTAAGTGATGACCGTATGCGTCATGCCAAATCTGGGGCGTACTGGGAGTCAAACGGTCAGCGTAACCTAGCTAACAACTCAGTCGCCTACACCTCTAAGCCAGACTCCACTTCGTTCATGCGTGAGTGGTTAAGTCTTGTTGAGTCAGGAACAGGTGAGCGTGGTATCTTTAATCGCCAAGCTGCTAAGTCTCAAGCTGCTAAGAACGGTAGACGTGATGCCAGTTATGAGTTCGGGACGAATCCTTGCAGCGAGATAATATTACGCCCATACCAATTCTGCAACCTCTCCGAAGTAGTCATTCGGTCTACTGACACAGAACAAGACCTAGAACGTAAAGTAGCTATAGCCACCATCCTTGGGACACTACAGTCTACTTACACTAAGTTCCCATACCTACGTAAAGTGTGGGAAGAAAACACCAATGAGGAACGTCTTCTAGGTGTAAGTCTAACTGGCATTATGGACAACCCCTTAACCACCACGGCTAACCCTGATCTTCAGGGACTACTAGAGCGTCTTCGCGCTGTCTCGGTAGAAGTAAATGCTCAGTGGGCAGCTAAGTTAGGTGTCGCAGTATCTACGGCAATCACAGCAGTTAAACCTTCTGGCACAGTTAGTCAGCTAGTGAACTCTGCTTCAGGAATCCATGCGCGTCACAGCGAATACTACATTCGTACAGTACGTGGTGCATACAACGACCCGTTGACTAAGTTTATGAAAGACCAAGGGATTCCTTGGGAGCCTTGCGCCCACCAGCCCGACACGACAGTAGTGTTTTCTTTCCCTCAGAAGTCCCCAGCACAAGCAGTGTTGACCGAAAACACCACAGCGATTGAACAGCTAGACACTTGGTTAGCTTATCAACGTCATTGGTGTGAACACAAACCCTCAGTAACCATTAATGTTCTTGCAGATGAGTGGATTGCAGTAGGTGCGTATGTGTACGAAAACTTCGATGAAATGTCAGGAGTTTCGTTCCTTCCGTACTCTGAGCATATCTACCAACAAGCCCCTTACCAACAATGCGAACAGGCTAAGTATGAAGAGTTCTTATCTCTCATGCCTAAAGCTATTGATTGGGCCAAGCTTGCTGACTATGAAGCAGAAGACACCACAGTAGGCTCTCAGACCTTCGCGTGTTCTGGCGGCTCTTGTGAGATTGTTGATCTGGTTTAAAAAACTAAATAGGAGTTAACACCATGCCCACAGCAACAAGTGATGTAACTGGTTTACCCATTCGTACTAAAGCTAAGACTGACTCTTACGATGCTGGATGGGAGGCTTTATTTAATAAGTCTCCTGTCCCGTTAGGTGAAGATACTAGGCCAAAGGACGCTATTAAGCGTGGACTCTCTAGTGCTTGTAAAGAAGAAGAATGGGACTGTCGAAAATGATGTTTATGATTGCTTTTGAAGAAATTATGGAAGGTTTTAACTGCGACTTAAACACCGCAATACAACTATACCAAAGGGGGACAGTATGGGAAGACGTATAGAAGTTGACGAAGATTATTATAACTTAATAGAAAGGGACTCCCACTTACTTGAGTGTCTTATGCACTACGGGGTTGACTCTTGGGATGAGTTCGACAATGCCCTTGTTCTATACCAAGAAGAGAAAGAAGAGGAATACGAATGAAGGGTCAGGTCAGAGGTTTAGCCTTGGAACTCTTACGCCAAGACTGCGTGGATTGTCTAGTTATTTCAGACGAGTTTCAAGGCTCAGAGTACAG